CCTAGCCATTTAACTTCTCCTATTAGAAATAAATCTTGATGTAACTAGTTTTCTTGTAGTTTGTTGTTGTGCATCTATGTTTCTAGCTTTTGCCATAAGTTGATTAGCTTTTGTTTCCATTAACTGCATAAGTCTATCATCTCTAGCTATTGATGTAGCAAAGATAGATGCCAATGAATACTGTAATGCTAAAGAAAAATATGACGGAAAGTCAACTTCATCTGCTCTAAATGTAAAGTCTGCAACTAAAGAATCTGATGATGTTGCATCACTAAATACTTTGTCACCATATACTGTAAACTCAATAAGATTATCATTTACAGTAACACCATGTAATACTAATAAATTACTAGGTAACTGATGTGCTATATCAAATCTCCCAGTAGGTACATCTGATAATTGATTAAGAACTGCTTGTTCTGTAGCAAATCGCCATCTTGCTGTAGACAGCATGGCTCTTACTGTATCTTCATACATATTAGTTGCTACTAAGGCTTCGGTACTAGAAGAGTCAAATGAAGTAATAGGTTCTGCTCCAATAAGAACTAACGCTCTTGATGCTATATCTATTGCTGAATTTGCTCTTGTACTTGTCATATAAAGATAGGGGGATTACTCCCCCTACTCCTAATCTCCGTCTGTTTCTGCTACAGCAGTTCCGTCTGAAACGTCAACTACTGATCCAGTATTGGATAGAACAGTACAGAAATGTGTTGTTGGTGTGTTAGTGTCCATAACAATTATTAAATCTCTAACATTCAACATACCTGCGGCATTATTAAAATAACCTGCTGTATTCACAGTACCAATTGCATCTGTTGTTTGATAGATAAATAGCTGTACTCCACTAGCACCTGCCATTCTGTGTAAACCACTTGCACTATAAGCCATTTAAACCTCCCTTAATTATTATCAAGAAGTTCATAGACACCATTGTTATCAATAACAACAGCACCCATAGACATCATTGAGGTTGCTAAATGAGATACTTTTTCTGCAATGTAGTTTAGTTCTGTACTTACATCAGCACCGATACCTAAACCAACAGCAGTTGTATGGTATGCCATATTCTTACCTGCTGTAATAGCCGCAGTAGAAAAGATCTTAAATCCTAAGAACTCTTTCATTGTCATGCCACCTGCAAAAGGTAAGTTCTGCTCACCAACAAAGTCTGATGATGCAAACTCAGTTATATTAAATAAGTCAGCATATCCCTTTGGGTGCATAGCAATATATCTGCCACCATCTTCTGGAATGTTTGCAGTACCAAAAGTTTCAAATACAGCTAACAAATCTGCCTTTTCAACAGCAGAACTTGTGTCATGTATCTGTGTGCTATTAGCACCTGAATCCATTGCAGTATAAAGCAACTCGTCAGTTTTTCTTCCAAGAGCCGCCGCCGCACTTGTTGCCACAGCTTGTCGCTCATCTATATTGGTCTTTAGCTCATCTAACTTATCGATAAACTCTGCGGCAAAAAAGTCCTGCATTGTTACATCTACAGTTGTATGTGCTAGTTCCATTGGTGTTACTTGTCCATTTCGAGATTTAGTACTCGCAGTTCCAGTACCAATTTTCTGAAACCTTGCTGTATTTCCTTGTACGTTAGCTACAGTACGGACAGTATTTCTTAATTTACTACCCATTCTTTGATAAGCTAAATGCACTTCGGTCTCGAACTGGGTAATAAAGGCTGTATCTATTGTATTAGCCATTTCAGTTCTCCACTAAAAGTTAAAGTTACAATTTATCTAGTTATCCAATGTTAGCTTCATCTAGTTATCCGTTAGGGCTATCAGCTACAAACTGGGCTATATTCTTTATTTACCAAAATTTTTTCGCCTTTGCAACGTACAAATCGCAAAACAGCAAAACCATTAATCATTATAGGTTGTTCTATGACTTCAAAACCTATGTAATCTAACCATTGTAATGTCTTTGCATGGTCAGCAGGTACTACATTTTCTAGCTGATAATACTTATTTTGAAAGTAATCTACTACTGGAACACACCATTTAAGAAACTTTCTTTGTATTTTATATATATCATATGTGCCTAATGCCCATATTTTACCAATCATATTGTCCAAAATAGGATTACAACCAAAAATAAATGCAGGTTGTCCATCAATCATAACAGTAAAACTTTCACTATTTGGCTCACGGATACCTGCCATCAAAGCACGAAAAGGTGTAGCACCATGTATCATGCACTCACGAACATCTGCATCTCTCATATTATTTTGCAAATAATTTAAATGTTTTATATGTGATTTGACTATAGGGTATCCATCATAAATACCCTCACCATTAAAGTGTCTTAAAGCCATTAGTTACTTCTTGCACATATGCCTTATCTCTTCTTGCAGGATCATAGTATCTAGGATCTCGCATCTTTGCCATCAGATCTTCTATAGTTTGTTTTGCAGGTGTAGTTGCTTGATTGTTTGGCTGTGCTTGTTGCATTGATCTTTGTATGAGTTCTAATGCTTTTATACCTTCAGCACTTGTGCCAAGTTCAGCAACAGCATCTCTTAATTCTTCAGGAAAAAACTTTTGTACAAATAAGTTTGTAGCTTCTACTCTTGCATTTGCATTGTCACCTAAATCTTTTTTCACTTGCTCAAGATCAGGTTGATTACTACCAGTATGCTCTGCCCATTTAGTTATACCTTCATTAAACTCTTCTTGTGATAAACCATTATCCCAAGAATAATCTGCCCACCATTTAAGTAATGGATTAGTTGCGGCTTCTGCTTCATCAAGTATTTCAGGTATTTGATAGTCACCTGCACTTGCAGGTCTATTTGCATAGGCTTCTGTTTCAAGTTCTTGCAAGACTTCACTCTTTACATCTTCTTTACTTTTGCCAAGTTTAGATGCAAGTTCATCATATGACTTTTGTAAATCCTCACCAGTTTCAAACTTTTCATTAAGCCAAGTTGGTCTAGTTGGTTCAGCTACAGACTCAGTCGTTGTGGGAGGCACACTTGTTTCTGTTGGGGTGTCTGTAGCTGATTCTGTTGGTGTAGTTTGCTCTTCACTCATTTCTTTATCCTTTGTGCATGGTTGATTCTCTTAACTATTAAAGCCACTAAATATCGTTGCCCTTCCAAATGCCTAAGTTCTGCATCTGAAATATTAGCACCACTAACTGCTTCGATAGTTATTGACTTTAAATACTGTAACATCTCCAAACCATTTGGAGTTTTAAATACTGATTCTATTACTTTGGAAATTTGTTCGTCTTGTTCTTTGGGTCTAGGGTATCCGTCAACCCCCAAGTGTTGCGGCATTAGGTAGTTCTCCTTGTTGTTGCATCTGTTGCATCTGTTGTGCCATCTGTACTAGCTGTTGTCTTTCATCTGCATCTCTAATCAAATTATCAGGCACACCAAATTTCTTTGCTAAATACAGTGCAGTTTCTTCTGATGATATAAGAATATTTAATATCTCAGGACCGAATGATCCTGCCACAGTTTGTAGAAAACGATTAAGAGAAACAATATCTTGATTGCTTTGTGCTTGTGCTAGGGGAGAAACACTGCGAATCTTAACTTCTCTACCATTTACTGTTGGCATTTCTATTCGACCCTGCTTCTGTAATATGTAGACAACTCTTTGTAATAATGGCTGTACCATCTCAGATTGCAGTCTGCCAAAAGCTGATCCTATCTTTCTTGATAGATCTGCCATACGTTCTGCAACCTCTGTAGCTGATGCAGGTGTTCTATTAGGATCACCTAACATATCATTATACAAAGCTCTCTTTATATTATTCCTCATATCATTTAAAACTAAATTAGCTACATCAAAAGAACCTGCGGCTCTTATAGGTTGCAACCCTTGAGAGTTTGGTGCTTTTGGAATGACTGTGCCAGGGACTAAGTTTATTGTATCAACATTAATTACACCATCATCATCTATTTGATAGATACCTGATATAGCCATCTGTGCATTTTCTAAAATCATTTCTATTGTAAGATTACAAGTCTTGATTGCACTTAGTGCATTTAGTGCAGGTCCTCTGCCATATATTTCGCCACTTGCCTTGCTCCATCTGAAAGCTATAAAAGGATTTGATCCCACACCTTTATAGATCTCAGACATAATCATTTCTTTATCTGTAATATCTATAATATAGAAACCGTACTTTTCTTCATTTGGATCATCATATAATCTACAAGATACTTCTAGTATTTTAGATTTACCTTCAGGATCTCTAGTAATTCTTTCTGCTATCTGTGGTGTCATTATAGCATTAGGATATGCAACTGGCATATCTCCATTCTTTATAGATCTTTCTCTATAGACATGATCTACCTTGCCATCAGGTCCAGTATCTAAAACAACATGAGGCAATGGTATTGATTGAAACCTAATAGGATTAACTGCATCACCCTCCATTACACAAAGCACAGCAGTGCCAAGTGCCAAGTCTATAAAGCATTCATGTATCTCTTGTGCGAAGTTTGATGTTTGTAATACTTCAAAAACATAATCTGTTACTTTATCAAGAGCATTATTTATATCATCTTTTTCTTCATCAGGAACTTCTTGACCAGTAACAAAGTCTGCCCATCTAGCAAAGTTAGGTGTTAGTCCAGACTGTAATCTTGATGCAAACTCTTGAATACCTACGACTGCTGTTTCATCAAATATTCTGTCATCTCGTCTTTCACCAATCGTTACAGTTTTAAAACCTTGACGTTGTGGCAAACAAAAATCAAATATTTCATCATAAACATCTTCAAAGTGTAGCCTATGAGATTTAGCTTTCTCATAGTTTTGAAGTAAATTTTCTACAGTCTTTTCGTGCATTATCTATCGTATTCGTTATAGAAACCTATGCCACCACCTGAGCCTCGTAGCAATGATCTTCTACCAGTACCCCTTCTTTTTGTTGTAATATTTTCTTCAAGTACTTCTTGTCTAGCATCTGCTCTTTGTACTGTTTCGACTTCTTTTTGAGCTTCTCTTTCCATCTCTTCTTCTTTTTCTTCTTTAGTTGGAGGTGGAGGACTTGAACGACCACTAGGTAAACACATTAGGATCTCCTTACATTCTTGCCCATAAGCCTACTCGTCTTTGAGGTTTAGCTCTGCGATTAAAGACATCATAATCTACTCTAGCATTAAATGTTTCTATTTTTTTATTCATGCCTAGTACCTGCCTTCCCTCACCTGAACCCAACATCAAATACTGTAAAGCATCATGGATATGTGAGTATCTATCTTTAAGAGGTTTATCTTCATATCGTTCTCCTGATACTTGAAGCCTACGATATTGATAACCCCCCTCAAATCCTTTTACCAATTCTTTGCACCTAAAGTCAATCAAAATTCCTGATAAGCCATCAACCATTCTATTTAATACAGATGATACAGACTCAATTCTTAACGCAACATCATTACTTTGCGTAGGTCTAGCAGTCAATCCTGCACCTCGCAATATCTGAAAAGGGGTAGATTCATCTGTTTGAGATCTAAAATCTCCTGCAGGATCTCCGTATATATGCACTTCACAGTTAGCATATCGTGTTGCTATTTCTGCACGGAGCAACTCTGCAAATCTTACAACCCCCATATCGAAAGCTACAATCTCTTGTAGTATATTCCATCTACCTCTAACCTTTTGACCAAAGACTGCCGCAGGTGTAAGACCAAAGTCCAATCCTATATATACTGGCACACCATCTGCAACTGGTATTTCTTCTTTAGCTACATGAGTATCAGCTACAAACATATTATAAACTGGCTTACCATCTTGAATACTACCCAGCCTATTCATAACATAGACATCTATCCAAGACTTTGTTTTACCTTGAACCAAGTTAGGATAATATGACTCTAATATATTTTTACTATTCTCTGCTTTTTTATTTGGCTTGTATCCACTAACAACACCATCATCATCTTTTTCTTCTATCATACCACTAGGCTGTGTAAAGAACTGCCAGTTATCAGGCTTAATTAACATACGACTTTCTTCCAAAGTTATATGATCTGGAACTGGAACTTCACCTGACATAATAGACCACCAATGATCTTCTTCAGGACTATTAGTATCACAGATAACACCTGACCATGTAGCACCACCATCTTTGACACTAGGATATCTGCCAACTCTCATAGTACAAGCATCAATAATAGACTTAGGTATTTCTCTAGCCTCGTTGACCCACACCCCAGTAAGTTCTAATGACAATAATTTTTTTACATCTTCAGGTCTATCAAGTGCAAGAAATATAACTTCCATTTCAAGATCACCTGCTGTAATCATATGAGTATATGGTACAGACCACATAAACTTACCCCATTCATTTTCAGGAAACCAATCAAGCCAAGTCTTAATAGTTGTTGTTCTAAGTTGTGGATTAGTGTTTCTGATGATTGCCCATCTGCTTTTTCTTTTACCTGACTTATCAGGTTCTTGCATCAAGGCTCTTCTAAAAATTTCTATACTACAAGCAACTGACTTGCCACTACCAACTGGACCTCTTATGCCACGAAAAAAAGTATCATCTTTCATAAATGCTTTTAGTACAGCACCATCAGGTTTATACTTAAACGTTATCAATGTTTGTATTAACTCCGATCCTTAATAACTTATCTACTGTCTCAGGACCTATGACAGCTATAACTTTATCAGCTTCTCTATCAGTACAAAATTGTTCAGGGTGATGTTTCAGGTGTACTCTTTTAACAACCTCTCGAAGTATTCTTCTTTCTTCAATCTTTAATGTGTGTAGAAAGCTCATGTTGTAACCTACGAGTAGCTTCTGTATTTTTTCGTTTTTGCTGCAATCTTTTTTGGCTGTTTAGAAACTTGTTTACCTCTTCTAGTTGCCTCTCGCTTTTTAGCTGTAGAGGCGGCATATTCACTGGCAGAAAGAGCCTTAATCGCTTTCTCAGGTAGATAACGTTCGCCAGTAGCTTTTGGTCCTTGTGTACTAGGTTTACCTGATTTGGTTCTCCATTTCTGTCTTGTCCATGCACGAAGTGATCTCTGTGATTTAGATAGTGTCATTATGCTTGAGCCTTTCGTATTTTATTTTTACCTCTTTTAAAAATATTTACAACTGCTCTTTTCTTCATAACTTTTGCTCGTTGTTCTCCAACAGTAAGAATCTGTATCTTTCTAGCAAAAGGTTTCCTAACTCTCATAACTTTTCTAACAGTAGCACGAGCATCAGCAGGAGTAGCAAATTTTATAGACACAGTATCTTTTGGGTTCTCGTCTGTATAAAGTCTGCGACCAGTTCCCTTTGGTTTCTTACCAGTTCCTACCTTGGGGTCTGCCATTACTTACCAACTTTTTTCATAGCTTTCTTATGACTAGCTGTAAACGACATTCCTGCCATCATGTCCTTTTTCATACTAGACATATGCTTTGCAGTATGATGTTTGGCATGACGTTTGAGTGCAGTCTTTTGTCTATCAGTAAGAGCTTT